GCGGCTTGATGTCTTTCTTCATCCGCTTGTCCGAGAAGGCCAGGGCGGCGCCGCCGAGCAACCCGCCTGCGATGCCGCCGATCATGTTCATCGTGCCTGCTTGGCGCGTCGCGCCGGCTTGCATGTTGGCGCCTTGGATCGCGGCATTGTTGTTCTGCCAGGAGTTATACATATTGCCCTGGAGATTGCGGTTGAACGTCTCAATGCCTCCCGCCGTCTGCACGCTGCGATTGAAGGTGTCACCGACCATGTTGGTGCCTTGTCCCATCGTGGCGGAGCCCAGCTGGAAGGCCGGGTTGAGTCCGCGGGCGAAGGGGTCGAGGGCGCCGTAGCCTTCGGCCAGGGTGATGCGTCGGCCGCGGCGGGCGAGGTCGAGCTGGTTGGCGCCGAGGGCGAATTGACGCCGCTGGTCGAGACGTTGCTGCGACATGGCATCCCGGTTGAGAATCTCCGCGGCCGACGATCCGGCGCTGGTGCCGAGACCGCGAGCGGCAAAGGCGCCGCGGGCGGATTGCTGTGCGGCCCGTTCCTGCTCCGGCGAGAGCGAACGTCCGAGCATCAGCTCCTCTTGAGCCTGACGCTGGATCTCCGCCTCGATGGCGCTGGGGGCGCTGGCCGCTTGCAGCTCCTGGTCCATCACGCCACGGGTCCGGGCGAGGTATTGATTATCCAACTCCCCGGCCACCTGACGCGCCGTGCCGAGCTGCATGGCGGTCATCTTCGGATACAGACGCTCGAGCGAACGCTCCTGCTCCTGCATCTGTTGGATGGCCGACCGCGTCGCCGCGGCATACATCCGGTCGTAATCGATTGGCGTCGGCGCCGGCGGTGCCGGCGGCGGTGCTGGTGCTTTTGATCCTCCTCCACCCATAATGTTATCCTCCTACTTTCTTCATTAGTTTATCCCACCGGTAAATCCGTGGTTCAAATTGTTGGCGGCGATACCAGCCGACCCATTGGTGCGGACGTGGCGCCACGCGCAGAAACTCCCGCACAGCATTTGTGTGCCCAGCAGAAGCAGCCAAGCGCACGAACCAGCAGTTAGGCTCGCCGTCTTCAAAGGCTTGCTCCTCCGCATTCCACCGCGCTTCGCTGGCCAGCATGAACGTCTTGGAGCTGTTCCAGACAAGGCCCGAAGACAGATGCTCGCCGAGCAGCGTCCAGAAATCCGTCGTTGCGTCGTGCTCGTCTTGCCATGCTTTTGCTTTTTGCCATGGCAGCATTAGTGCAGATCGGTCCATGCCGTGTTGGTGCGGACTTGGAGTTTGTTCGTTGTCGAATTGTAAAGGACAAGTCCAGCGGCGGGGGAGCTAATGGCATCGCGCTCGGCCGTGGTCAGGCGCGGCGGCAGGAATCCCTTGGTTGTGCTGGCGACTTCGAGCTGGGCCGAGGCTGCGGGCGTGGCCGTGCCAATGCCGCCGGCGCCGGTTGTCACGACATTCTGCGAACCAAAGTTCGGCGTGATCTTGCTGCCTGCAATGGCCGCCGTGGCCGACACGTCGGCGTTGACGATAGATGCCGCCGCCAAGGCCGCGGTCGGCGCCGCCGCCGAGTTCATCTTGGCCGGTGTCACCACCTCGCCCGAGGTCCATGAGTAGCCCTGTGTGATGTTGATTGTCGCCATATTATGCTGCTCCCTTCATGATTCCCGTATTGACCAGCGCCGTGCGCGTGGCGTCTTGCAAAGTCTTAATGTTGGCCACGTCCGTGCGGATCTTGGCGAGTTGCGAGGCCAGCGAGGCAATGGCATTTTTGATCGCGGTTAGGTCGGCTTGGGCATAGGCAGCGCCCGCCGTGATAGCCGCCAGCGTGGTCGAGGCCGTCCCTCCGGTGCTGTCGGTAACGGCGTCCTGTGTTTGAGCTGCCGCTGCCGCTTGTCCTGCTGCGGCCGGCTGCACCACCGGTGTCACGTTCCAAAAGCCAATCTTTTGCCCCACCGCCGTGCCGATCTTGGTGCCGGTTGTCGTGTTTAAGATGATGTTGTCGGCATCACCCATGGTCACGTTGCCGTTGAATGTGGCGGCGCCTGCCACCGTTAAGGTGCTGTCAAGCACGGCTGCCCCTGTCACATCCAGCGTGCCGGGGAGGTCCGCATTGTCCGTCCATTCTACTCCGGTTCCGGCTGCGTCCGTCTGCAAGAGCTGCCGCGCCGCGCCATCGGCTAGCTTGCTCACGGCGATTTCGGCCGAGGCGGACACGTCAGCGTCTACGATGGTGCCGTCTACCAGATTAGCCGAGGCAACTGTGATGCCGGTCGGCAGGGCGCCGGTCGCCAGTTTGCTTAGGGCGATGGCCGCCGAGGCTGAGATGTCAGCATTGACGATATTGGCGATGGTCGCGTTATCGACGAGATTGTTGAGCTTGGTCGCCGTGACCGTCTCGGCACCGGCGAAGATTTGTCCTTTTGTAAGTTGAGCCATAATGTTTAAGCGACGTTTCTGGTCTCGGTCTGCGGCGAACCTTCAACGGTTGCTTCAATCGAGACATTGCGGATTTCCGGCCGGTTGGCCGTGGTGAGAAATTCTAGTTCGGCGTAGTGCGCTTTCTGCCTGATCGGTTGCTTCAGAGTATAGTCTTCGGCCAGCCCCGAGGTGTTGGTTTGTCCCGGCACCAGCGTGATCTCGGCATCTGGATTGACCATGTAGGCTTTCACGGTGATGGAGCCGGTATCTGGTAAGACCACATCGGCCATGGAGCGGACGAACCGTTTCGTGTGCATGCTGCCAAAACCATACCGGCGCGTGCGGATGCGGCCGGTCACGGCGGTGAAAAATTCCTCGCGCAACGTGCTGTCCGGCGGATCGTCGCCCCGCTCCAGATCCTCCATGAGAAACAATTTGCCCGCCCGGCTCGCCGCATACAGGCGGCGGTCGGTGGACTGGCCGCTGACCAACAAGTTGTCCAACCCGAAGCCGTAGTAATCGACCGTCTCCCACTGGTCATTGAGGGCCGAGTAGATAAAGAGGGCGTTGTTGATATCCGCCCCATCGACCGGTGCCGCCAGCCAGTAACGGTTGTCATGCCAGATGCCCACGGCGGATGCCGCTCCATTCTTCACGATGCGCCCAATCTGGTCGGCGATCGGGTCCGACAACGGCTTTGTGTCGCCCCGCAGTTTCAGATCCAACCGAGCGTCAAGCCGGTAGACGCCGGCGTCGCTCAGGAAATAGACAAACTGTCCCGCCGTGGCGATGGACTGCCGGGCGCTGCACCCAATCTCATCCGTTAGCAGCTCCAGCTTCGATACCGGCGAGTCCACGGCAAACGAACCGCCATCCGTTGAGGCGAACTGATTTACTGTTGCCAACCAGATCGAGTTGCGCATGAAGACCAAGAACGAACCCTCCACCCACGGATGCACCGCCACAATGTAGTCATTGCTGCCTTGGTTCGCCCGAAACGACTGGAAGAAAGGATCATACAAATCGGGATTCAGAACGTCGGAAAGCATCACGCTGTCCCGGCCATCCGGAAGGACGAGTCGGCCGTTGGCATACGTTGCCCATCCGACCGATCGCATGGTGCGATAGGTTGGCCCTTCCGCCGGAATGCCCGCCGGTGCCTTCACGAAAGCCCCCTGCGGGTTGCCGTCCCAATAGAGAGGTGCCTTCGTCCGCCGCACCTTGCGACCGATGATCGTGCCATCCGTTGCCGTGCCGTTGGGCACCGTCACGGTGAAGTTGTTGACGTTCGGCGCTGCCGCCACTTCAAACTCTTGCCCATCAAACGCCGCCACCGTCCCGCCCTCCAGCCGCACGCGCATGCCAGCCGATAGCCCATGCTGCGAACACGTCACCGTCGCCGTCGTGCCGACCACCGTGATTGGGCCGGCCGGCTTCTCCTCGAAGCCCTGCTGCGACGGACTGGCCTCGCGCAGCAGATAGAGCCGGTCGAACGCCTGCACCATGCTCACCGTGTCGCTGGGGTCGATGGTCTCGCCGCTCGGATACGGGATGCTGTCCGCATAGCTTTGTGAGTAAATCTCGTTGCCATCTTGATCCGTGATCGGGTTGCCCTGATCGTCCACGATGGGCGCGTAGAAATTGTCCACATAGACATGCGCCGCACTGGCGCCGGCCAGCACGATAGACTCTTGGTTATTCCAACCGGGCGAGCGGTAGCTGTAGCTGGCAAAGATCCCGCCCGGATATTGATTCAGCAGCACCAAGCCGTCTGGGTTTAGCGCCAGCGTGAAATTCAGATCTACCGGTAGCGTCACCTCAAAGTTGAACGGCAACGTCATCGGAAAGCCGGACGGCAGGATCTCGTCCGCCAACCGCCGCGCCCCCTTGCGCGTCTTCGCCGTCCCGCGGTCCAAGCGCATGTTCTCACTGAGCTGGAGCACACCGGGCGGCAACGCCACCGGATTCATTCGGCTGGCAAAGCCGATGAACCCTGCGTCTCCGTCGCGGGCGGTTGGGGATTGGAGGGGCATTAGTATTGGGTGATGCGGCCTTCCTTGCGGGCGCGTTTTAAGGCGGCCCTAGACACTGGCTTCTCTTCGTTGGGTTTAGGCTTTTTAGTTTTCATTAGGATACCGAATGCACAGATGCAAATTGCGTAAAGCCAACAAGCGCCACATTTATGGTTGTTAAAAATCCCCTTCGATTTTCCAGATAAATGCCAGTGGAGTCGCAGGAGACGGTGAAATCGCCATCGCTACCCGTTGTTCCCGTCAAAACGCCATTTCCGGTTGAGGGGCCGACTACCGTGGTTGCATCGCCAGTCCATTTGTGCGTGGCGGGTGCGGCGCTTCCCACGCGACAATGGAGTATTCCGCCGCCGCCGGACGCCGCTGACGGGGAAATTATTAAAACGCCAGAAGCGACAAGGCTTGCACTTGCCGGAAAAAGAGTAATCTTTTTTACGCCATCATCTGCAATGGTAAATTCCTTGGCCGACGAGACTGTCGTGATTAAGTGGTCAACAGTGTCTTGGTAAATCGCCATAGCGGAGACGGCTACCCCGCCGAGTCGGTTGGTATACGGCAGCGTAAACGACTCGCCCGCTGTTTCGTTTTTACGATCAAAATATACTCGCAACCCAACACACCCAATGTCTTCAACCACAACCACTTCGTTAATGGTCAAGCTGTTGTTGAACAGGCGGAACTTTCTGACATCCAGCCCACTGCTGGGCTGTTCGGTTTTGAAGCGCCAGTAGATCGGCTGTTTGGTATTAATAAATCGGCAGTTGTTGATCTCATTGTCACGCCCCGAAATACAAATGCCGCCCAACTGTTCTGGCGTTAGCGCAACGCCTTGCAGTCCCGAGACCGCGCTTTTTTCGATGATGCAGTTTTCGCCAAAGATCCACACATCGTAGACGTTGCCGTCGCCCGCAGCGTAAGTGATGGCACTGTCAGATCCGTTGCCAAAGGAGTCAAAGTCGTAGAGCTTCACGCGGATGGCCATGCCGAATTGCGTTGTTACCGAAGGATTGCTTGCCGCCAAAGCATGTCCGCCGCAAAAGCCGACGCGGCAGGCATTGAGCGTGTTGAGTCCTGGGTAGTGCTTGTTGGTGCGCACAATTCCCGTCCTGCTTCCATCGTCCAACCGAAACCCAAATCCCTTGCACTCGTAGACATCGACAGCATTGTAGATGCTGTAAGTGCAGGCACCGACCTGCAACACGCCGTCGCCCGGCTGGCGGTCAACGCGCACGTTGTTTATCTCGGCGCGATCTGCGCGAGCCGCCGCCGTGTCGTCTGGCTCAATGCGTATGCCGGGGCTGGCAATGTCAAACGACAAGGCCGTTCTCGCGGCATCGCTGGTCACGCGAATTTCTTCAATCGTCACGCCCTGCCCTTGGATGCGCATGCCACTGCCTGCGCCTTTTACGGTAATTGTCGTCGGCGCCGCTGTAAAAGAGCTGGACGCTTGAAGATTTGCGTTGTTGCCTCGGCCAGCACCAACCAAAGAACATCCGCTTCTGGTTAAAACAATCGTGCCAGCATCAACCAAGTAATTGCCAGCGGGAAGATAGCCCCTGCCGCCATTTGTGTTTAGATGGCTGACCATCGCCGCAAACGCTGCCGTGTCATCCGCCACGCCGTCGCCCACCGCCCCAAAGTCTCTGACGTTGACCGTGCCATTGATCTCATTCAGCCCCTTGGCCAGCTCAGCGCCGGTGGCGCGTTTAGTGATGCCGCCTTGCTGGATGATTAGTTCGTCGGCGGCGTTTACGGTTGTGGCGTCGGTTAGTTGGGGAATTGTTTTGGCCATAAGGAGAAGTGGTTAGTGACGTGTGACGAGTGACGAGTTAGTTGAGGGCGGCTTTGAGCCGTGACTTAAAGCGGGCGGCGTCGCCGGGGGAGATGTCGGTTTTGCGGGTTGGGGCGACTTGTTGGTGGGTGAGGACGAGGTTGAGCGGGATGTTCCACTTGCGCATGCGGGGGACGAGGTATTCTAGGGCGCTGTTCATCGCGGCTTCGCCGAGGGGGTCTTCGTAGGTGTTGCCTTCCCAGGCGACGCCGAGGGACCAGCTATTCAGGTCGGGGCGGCCGTGCCAGTTGCTGCGGCCGGCGTGCCAGCAGCGGTCGGTGTCGTTGGCGAAGACGGTGCGGCGGCCGTCTCTGGCGATGAGGACGTGGTAGCTCACCTTACTGGCGGGGTTGGTGATCCAGGCGCAGCTGCCGTGG